GTCCAGCGTGATTCACGCGAGGCGCTCGCGCGAGGGTCTCCGACGACAGCGGCAGGACGCCGCGGAAAGAGAGATACAGATGCACAGTCTCGATCGGATGACAAGCGAAGAACTCGCGGAGTTCGCGATGCAGGTCCGCCGGTATTTCCCGGCGAGGAGCGAGGCGGATGACGCCGTCTGGAGGCTCGCGCTCGAGAGGATCCGCGAGATACCTCGCGAGATCGCATATCAGGCGCTCGAGGCTTACGCGATGCGATGGGGCGGACCGCGAGCGCGGTTCATCTCTGGGAAGTACTTCGAGGCTGTCGACGCCTGCCGCGCTCAGTTCGAGGCGCAGCGAGCGGCCGCTCGCCGGCGCGAGGAGTCCGATCGCCGGATGCTCGAGGGGAGCGCTGAGGCCGAGTCCGTCGCGGCAGACTGGCTCGAACGCCGGCGAGAGATCGAGACGGCGAACCCGCTCGAAGTCGGGGAGGCCGTCGACCTCCTGCGGAGCCTCGGTTGGGGTCATCCTCCGGCGGATCTCAGCGCTTGGCCGCGCTCATGGATCCTCGCCGTGTCCGATATCGTGACATCGCGCAGGGTTCCGGGAGACGAGGCGGATCCGGCTCGGTTCTACCAGACGCGAGCTAGAGCGCCGCAGAGGGCGCTAGAGGCGTTCTGAGGCGATGACGGCACTCCGGGATGGTCCGATCGCCGAGGCTCCTAGGTGCCATTCCCGGCACTTTGCATATACATCGTCCAGATAACGAGAATCTGCAAGGAATCTCCGGAATTGCCTCGGAAGGACTTGCATTGCGGCTGAATCTCTGTATAGTGATCCTATCAGCCGCGGCAGGAAGCCGCAGAAAGCGAGACAGCCATGAGCAACCAGATCGACATCATCGCGCGCGCCGAGGGCACCAACTTCCGCCTCACCCCGGTTTCCAAGTTCGCTCGCGAATATTTCGGCCTCAAGTTCGGCGGAAGCGCCGAGATGACGGTCGATTCCGTCGAGGTCGACTCGATCCAACTCGGTCGACTGCTCCGATGGTGCGATCAGGCTCGCGCCGTCGTCATGATGGTCGACTGAGACGACGCGGAACGGAGGAGCCTCTCGCGAGGCTCCTCGACTCCGCGCCTTCAAGCGCGCAACCGCCGGCAGGAGCTGGCAGAAAGCGAGACGACAATGCACATCATGGAACTCACCGCTCAGGAGATCGACCGCGCCATCGCGGAGATCAACGCACTCGTGCGCGAGCCGTACCGCTGCTCGCAGGGCGACTTCCCGTGGCTTGACGATGCGAACCTCGACAACTGGATTCAGGCGCTCGAGCAGGACGGCGAGGTCGAGATCCCGTCCTTCTACGCGATCTCAGGACGCACCGAGCGAGTCCGCCGGGTGTTCATCGAGCAGCGCCCGCAACTGCGCGAGCTCCCGACGATCGACGTCGAGATCGCGAAGGTCGATCGGATCGGGGGGGCAGCGTGACACTCCTCATCTTCTCCTCTCTTCTCGCGATCGCACCGCCTGCGGGAACCGACACCCGCGCGATCCTCGACGCGATCCGTACCGTCGAGACAGGCGGCGAGCGCGACCCGGACTCCGCGATCGGCGACGGCGGCAAGGCGCTCGGCGCGTACCAGATCCATCGAGCCTACTGGCTCGACGCGACGGAGAAAGATCCTGCGCTCCGCGCTCTCGGATACGAGTCCGTCATGGATCGCGCCATCGCCGAGCGCGTCGTCATCGCGTACCTCACGCGATACGCGCCGCGTTGGGATCTCGACACCATCTCGCGAGTCCACAACGGAGGACCCCGAGGACACACGAAGGACAGCACCAAGGGCTACGCGGCGAAAGTCGCAAAGGCCGCGAAGGAGGCACGACAATGAGAGAAGACAATCGAACGCAAGGCGACATCTGGATCAGGCTCGAGCGCGACGATCTCGAGGTCGGCAAGGAGGCGGTCGACCTGATCGCATGGATCGAGGGACTTTCCCTCGGCAGCGAGGACGAGCCGACCGTGACCTTCCTCGCGCACAAGATCGGCGAGGAACTCGGATCGAGCGAGAACATCTGGAACATCTCGGTCAAGCGGCTCCGCGCTCTCTGCGACGCAGCAGAGGCCATGCACAAGGTCGGAGTCCAGCAGTTCGACACGCACGAAGGGAGCGCGAAGTGAATCAGACGCTCTACCAGATCGCGGACGACCTCCGCGCCCTCGAGGCGCTTCTCGTCGAGGCCGGCGGCGACCTCTCCTCTCCCGAGGCGCTCGCCGCAGTCGAGGCGTGGGAGGCCGAATTATCGACGAACCTCTCCGGCAAGGTCGACAACTACTGCGGCCTCATCACCGAGATCGAGGTCCGCGCGGCCGCACGGCAGGCTGAGTCCGATCGGCTCCGCGATCTCGCGCGCGTCGACGACAATGCGGCGAAGGCGCTCCGAGAGCGGCTGCGATTCATCCTCGAGGCGCGAAGCCTTGGACCGATCCAGACCGAGCGCTTCCGCGTCTCGGTCGCGAAGAACGGCGGCAAGGCTCCGCTCGACATCCGAATCGGACCAGACGAGCTCCCCGAGTGGGCTGTAAAGCGGAAGATCGTCGTCGAGACCGACAAGGATGCGATCCGCGCTCGGCTCGAGGCCGGCGAGTCCCTCCCATTCGCAAACATCATGGAGCGAGGCACTCGCCTCGTCATCAAGTGAAGACGAAGCGAAAGCAGCTCAAGCGACCGTACCTCACGACCGCCGTCGTCGATGGCCTCGAGGCCATCATCTCGCGGATCCGTATCCGTGACGAGAACGAGTGGAAGGCGTCGCGATGGGTCGCGCATCTCGTCGAATATCGCGATACCATCTGCGAGCCGGAAGCGCAGGACGCGCAGTCTCCCGGAGCTGCGGCCGGGGAGGTCTCCCTCCCCGGTCGCGCAGGAGACTCGGCAGAGGAGACGCGATGAGCGAACATCGGGAACAGCGCGATCCGAACCTCGGATATATCTCCCGTCGAGTCTACGAAGGAGACAAGATCCATCTCGAGATCGACGGCCGGCATCTCGGATTCATCGAGATCGCGCATCTTCCCTACGGGAACCGAGCGCGGATTACGCTCGCTTTCGATCGAGCCGTCCGCATTGTGCGAAGAGAAGACGAGCGGCAGGAGCCGCAGAAGGAGACGATATGAGCGACGAATACGAGTCGGAATGGGAGCGCCGGAAGCAGTTCATCCGCAACGGTTTTCCGATGCCGCATTGCGGCGGCAAGCGATACACGATGCCTGATGATATCGCCGAGGAACTCAAGGTCCGAGCGGCGATCGAGCAGGTGGAAGGGACTGTCTTCGAGCGAGCCGCCGTCGAGATCGAGAGACTCCGATCCGAGCGCGACGAACTCCAGAAATGGAAGGACGCGCACAACACCTTCTGGCGCGACCGAGCGGAACGCCGCGACGCGATGCGCGAGAGCGGAGACGGCATCGACTGGAAGCATCGTGCCTTGTGCGCCGAGGCCAGCCTCGGGACGTACAAGCGAGCGTACGCGCGTCAATGCTGCAAGGATCTCTACTCGTCCGGTGCGAGGTGGAAGACGCGACCGAATCCCATGCGAGACGATGGGGTCTTCATAGAGGAAGCCTGCGATCCGGGAAAGAACCGGACGCACTTCCCATTCCCGTACCAGTTCGAGCACGACGTCGCGAACGAGATCGTCGAACTCCTCAACCGAGCGACCGATGATCTAGAAAGGGAGGAGCGATGAGCGACAAGGCGTACCAGCGACGCGAGACGGAACGGCCCCCGGCCGGCTCGCTATTCGACACGACCGGGATGCACCGCGTACCGGATCGGGATACAAGCATCGCCGCAGCACGGAGCGCAGCATCATCCGCCGGGAAGAGTCGCGCTCTCGCGCTCGAGATCCTGCGGAATCATCCTGAAGGGCTGACGGACTTCGAGCTCGCCGATCTCGCAGGAATGCAGCAGACCTCGATCGGCAAGCGTCGCGGAGAACTCGTCGCGCAGGGACTCGTCCGCGACTCTGGCCGGCGACGGCCGTCGACGACCGGATCTCCAGCGATCGTCTGGGAGGTGATCCGATGAGCGATTCCGTCTATGAGTATGGATTCTTCCGGATGCTCCGGGAGTCATCGGCTGAGATCGAACGGCTGCGGAAGGAACTCGACGAGGCGCGTCGGGAGATCTGTCTCCTTCGCGCGTCGTCGACGAACGCGACGGAGATCGAGGAGCCGCAGGAGGTCGACGCGAGCGACCTCGAGGCGATGATCGCCGCCGCTCGAACGCAGGGACGGGACTCGATCAGGATCTCCGCTCGCGACCTCTGGCGGATGGCATCCGACAAGCGCGGAAGGGAGGAGGAATGAACCGCTATCTCCGATGGCTATTCACCGGATCTCCTGATCCGATCATGCCGCGCTCGATCGAGCGAGATTGTCCTCCTACGCATCAAGGAAAGTACGTCGTCGGAGGCGACTACCTTCTCGGATACGAGGATCGGATGAAAGGACGCGGATCGCGTCGGGGGCGGATTCCTCCGTATTACTTCGACTGTCAATGCGCGAGATGCTGCGAATATCAGGATGGACATGACGACGCATCGCGTCGAATCGTGAAGGACTTCAGGAGGAGGTCGAAAGATGACCGATGACATCGTGACGCGGCTGCGCGTCTGGTCGACTTGGCTAGACGAGCGTTGTCCTGACACCGACGTCCGAAATGACCTCCGCGAAGCCGCCGACGAGATCGAACGGCTGCGGAAGGAGGCGTTCTCTCTTGCTGCGAACCAATGCCATGCGGGGTATTGCGGCGAATATGGGCACCACCGTTGCCGCGAAATCGACCGCCTCACAGCCGAGCGCGACGAAGCGAGGCGGCTTTGGTGCATTGATATAGGAGAACTCTACTCGTCTTCTCCACTGTCACTTGCGAAAGAGCGCGTATGGGACTGCTTCAAGGAGGCGACCGATGGCCGATGACATCGTGGCGCGACTGCGCGTACTGAACCATCACGCGAAGAAACTCGCGGAGAACGAATCGCTGCATGATCTGTACCGCGATGCGTTCACGCGATGCGAGGATCTGACGTTAGAGGCTTCCGCAGAGATCAAGCGACTGCGCGAACTCTCCGGAGATTCCGGACAGTTGCGCGAGGAACTCGACGAAGCGAGGCGGGAGATCTGCCTCCTCCGCGCGTCGTCGACGAACGCGACGGAGAAGGTCTCCGCAGAGATCGAGGAATACGCTCGATCTCGCGGATGGGGAAATCTCTTCTGGGAGGACCGATGAACGACGCCGCAGTCGTCCTCGCGACGATATCGCTCATCATCTCGACCGTAAGTCTCTGGATGAACTATCACGCCTTTCAGGACTGCGACCGAATATCGCGCCGGCTGCGGCGCATGGAGGATCCGAATGGTCACGATCGACTGCGAGTCTGAAGTCGAGTTCCACTCCGAGGCCATGCGCGACGGCGTGAAGACGCTGCTCGGGCAAAGCATCGAGGACCACAAGGCGAAGGTCGTCGCTGAGATCCGGATCGGAACGCAGCACGATATAGAACTCAGGCTTTGCGCGAACAGGCCGGACGAATACGGATACCGCCAGACGCTCGCGATCCTGCATCTCTCGAGGCTAGACCTGGAACTCACAATCCAGACCCTGCGGACGATCGAGTTCGAGGATGACCGAATGGAAGTCCGCGACCGGAAGCTCCGATGAGCCGATAGGAGGCGTATGGGATCTCTATCGCGGCAGAAGGGAAAGCGCATCGAGCGGGAGGCCGCGAAGGCAGTCTCCTCGGCGCTCCTCTGCGAGGCTCGGAGATCCGTCCAATTCTGCGGCAAGGCCGGCGACGCCGATCTCACGACGACGCTCGAGGGCGTTCATTTCGAGGTCAAGGCCCGAGCCTCTCACGGGTGCCTGAGATTCATGGAGCAGGCTGAAGAGGACGCGCGGGATGGGGAGATCCCGGTCGTCCTCCTCCGCGAGGACGGAGACACTCGCTTCTTCGTTCTCGTCGAGCTCGAGCAGATCCGGACGCTTGCGGCGAAGATCGCCCGAATCGGAGAGATTCCATAGGGGGGAACGTGAGCAGAAGTCGCCGGCAGTCTCCGTCCGTGATCGTCCTCGACCTCGACGAGTGCGGAGACTCGTCGGATCCTCTCTGGTTCCTTCTCCGATCCGACGCGCATCATGACGCGGTCCACGCAGACCGGGACCTCGAGCGCAAGCACCTCGAGCAGGCAAAGACGCTCGGCGCGTACATTCTCGACATCGGAGACCTCTTCGACTGTATGCAAGGCCGCTACGATAAGAGAGCGGACCGCGAGGCGCTCCGAGAGGAATACAGGCACGGCCCGTACCTCGATCGTCTCGTCGACGTTGCCGTCGAACGCTATCTTCCGTTCGCGGAGCGATGGCTCCTCATGTCGCCAGGGAATCACGAGACCTCTGTCGCGCGACATAACGACACGAACCTCACGGAGCGCCTATACGCTCGGCTGAAGCCGGCCGCTCCGCTCCTCCAGATGGGGACCTATTCCGGCTTTGTGCGGATACGAGTCCGTGCAAAGGGAAGCAGGATCGGAGCGCTGACGATCGCGTACCATCACGGATACGGAGGATCCGCTCCCGTGACGCGAGGCGTGATCCAGTCGAATCGCATGGCGATCACCTATCCCGATGCCGAGATCGTCTGGAGCGGCCATACACATACCGAGTTCTATGTCTCGCTCGCGAGGACGCGAATCAGCGCCTCGGATACCGTGAGCCGTGACGAACAGCTACACATAAAGTCTCCCGGATACAAGCGTAACCTCGGGGTAGGAGATGGCTGGGAGGTCGAAAAAGGATTTATGCCGCAGAGCCTCGGCGCTTGGTGGCTGAAAGTCTGGATCGAGCGAATCGAGGATGTCCGGAAGATTCGGTACTCTGTGGAGCCGGCCAAGTGACGGATCCGGCACCAGAGCCGAAGAAGCCGTCGAAGCCCTCGATCCCTTGCATCGAGGCGCAGGCGATGGAGCAGCTCGCTCGGGAAGCGATCGAGTCACTCGGAGCCGACGCGGTCATCGTCGTCTGGACGAAGCAGCGCCGGAGGAAGACGGAGATCAAGTCGACCGCCATCGGAAACATGCTTACCGTGCAGGGACTTATGAGATGGGTCCGCGAGCGGATCGACGAGCTCGAGGACAAAGAGGAGAAGGACGAAGACGAGGACGAGGAAGAGGAAGAAGACGATGACTGAGGAACCAGACCGGCTCGAGGAGATGAAGCGCGTCGAGGAGGACTTCTCTATCCTTGCCGGCTGTCTGCTCTTCGGTATCATGGCCGTCGCTGCGATCGGCATCTTTGTATGGTCGATCCTTTGACTCCTCCGGGACACCCGCGGCCGCATCTCCGCGGGTGTTCTTTTGAGACCGCATACAAAATGGGGAACCTGCCGATCTAGAAGGCATGGCAGAGCGCACGAATCTCAGCACGGTCGTCGGGGTCGGGCAGATCGCTACTATGATCGTCGGCTTCGCAGGTCTGATCTACGCGATGGGAGTCAAGTCGGCCTCAGTCGACGAAGCGAGGACCGACATCGACAAGCTCGCCGCGACCGTGAACGATCTCGCGAGAGCGCAGGCATCAGCGGCTGTCGCGGATGCGACGCACACAAAGACGCTCGAGGAGATCCAGCGAAGGCTCGGACAACTCGAGGAACGAATCCGATGAAAGGAACCAGATGATCTCGAAAGCATCATGGCGGACCACTGTGACCGGAGTCCTCGCGATTCTCGTCGCCGTTGCCGGCGCGGCGAAGGCTGAACTCGACGGAGACGCGACGACCGTCGCGGACTGGGGTGCAGTCGCTGCCGCGATCATGGCCGGCATCGGCCTCATCATGGCGCGAGACGCGAAGGTCTCGTCGCAGCAGGAAGGCATCCGATGACGCGGCGCCTCGAGGCTCTCCTCGAGGGGAATCTCGAACTCCGCCGGCGGATGGCTCGCGCGGATACGCTCGAGGAGCGGCTCCGCGTGATCTCCGACGCGCCGATCTATACGTTCTGGACTGAGATCCGGGACGAGATAAAGGAAGCCGCAGACGAACTCGAGCGCCTGCGCAACCGCGTCAAGGCGCTTGAGGGCGAGGATGCTTGAGCGCGTGACGCTCTTCCTCGTCGCACTCGTCGCGAAGCTCCTCGAGCGCTTCGCAGACGATTCCGGAAAGGCTACCGATGCCCCACAAGATCGCTCTCTTCTACGTCGCGCTGGCGACCGTCTTCGGAGGCTGCTCCCCTCGCGCGGTCCTCGTCCCTGAGTCGAGTCCAGTCCGCATCGGTCCGAACGTCTCCGGTCGCGTCTATGTGCTGACGCCCGAGGGAGACTGGGATCTCTCAGGGAACCGCGTCGAGATCCCCGAGGGCTGGTACCTCGTCCCTCCGTCGTTCGTGGAGAAGGAATGATCCAGACCTATCCGGCAACTCGAGACCGCTTCGATCCGAGACGGACCGTCTTCCTCCATTCGGATCTTGATTCGGTCGCGCCGTTCACTTCGGCAGTATCCGGAACCTCGGCCGCGATCACGTTCACGACCTTGAGCCTCGGCGCTGCGAATCGCTTCGGAGTCGCGACGATGACGACCGGAACGACGGCGACCGGACGCGCGACGATCGGATCTGCGACTCAGGACGGGATCATCTTCAACGCTGGAACCGTCATCGCGAGGACCGCGATACAGACTCCTTCGTCGCTGTCTGATGCGACGAATCGCTACACGCTGAACTTCGGCTTCACCAGTACCCTCGCAAACTTCTACACGGCCGGCATCGGAGCGACGATCCGATACCGGGACAATGCGAACTCGGGAAAGTGGCAAGCCTACGCAGCAGAGGCGACGGGAGGAACAAGCGCGACGGCTGATACCGGGATCACCGTCGCGGCGTCCACTTGGTACGCGATGGAGATCCGGATGGCGCGAAGCGGAGGGCCGATCCAGTACTTCATAAATGGATCACTCGTCGCGACGATCTCGACGATCGCCGTCACGGGAGCAGCGAATCCGTGCGGCGTCGCCTGCGGCATCGTCAAGGCGCTCGGGACGACGGCGCGAACGATGTACGCTGACTATCTCACCTTCGAAGAGGAGGTCACTCGATGAACTGGGCAGTCCTCGACGAGAAGAACATCGTTGTCTCGATGCTGAAGCAGCCGACGAGACCTCCGAACGCCGTCGCGATCGAGGACGGCGTCGACTGCCGGCTCGGCCTCGAGTGGACCGGATGGGGCTTTCGGCCGCAGGTCTTCACCTCGTACCAGTTCCTCCTCCGCTTCACCGAATCGGAGCTCGAGTTGGTGCGCTCGAGGGCCGTCTCCGACGGCATCGTCTGGCGGTTCCTGACGCTCGCGACGGGAGCGCAGGAGATCGACAGCGGCGATCCGATGACGATCGCCGGCATGGATTACCTCGTGCAGATCGCGATATTGACAGCCGCGCGGCGAGACGAGATCCTCGCGGCATAGGAGACAGCATGGCAGAGGAAGAACTGAAGAGCTACTCGCAGGCGTATCAGGACGCCTTCGCGATCGCCTGCAACGGATGGAAGGCGAACGGGACTTTCGTCGACCTCGGCGCAGGAGATCCGGTCGCAGGCTCGAATACCTTCGCGCTCGAGGAGCGCGGATGGAGCGGCCTCGTCGCGGACATCGCGACGGAGAACGAACTGCGAGCGAAGCGCACTCGATCGAATGTGTATGGGGATGCATTCGATCCGTCTGTCGACGATGAGATCCGTCGGCATAGTGTGATCGACTTCCTCTCGCTTGACCTCGAGCCGCCGGAGCTGACGCTGCGCCGGCTCGCCTCGCTTCCTATCGGCCGCGTGAAGTTCAAGGTCGCCTGCGTCGAGCATGATCTCTATCGCGGGAACGGGTCGATCCGTGCGGCAATGCGCGGGATCATGGAATGGCACGGATATCGGATGGCAGCAGCGGATGTCCGGATGCTCGCGGAGTCTGAGAACGGCCTCGTCCTCGTTCCTGTAGAGGACTGGTGGATCCATCCGCAGTTCGTGAGCTTGCCCGCGGCGATCGACTTCGCCGGTGTTCTGCGCGGGAAGTACGAGTCGGAGGCGTTCGAGAAGATCGCGTTCCTCGAGCGATGCAGGGCGCAGCCGGAGGAGGTCGCATGAAGACCGAGACGGTCAAGATCGAGACGATCCAGTTCGATCCGGCGAACGCTCGCCGGCACGGCGAGAAGAACCTCGCCGCGATCAAGGCGAGCCTTACGCGATTCGGCCAGCAGAAGCCGATCGTCGTCGACGTGAACGGAGTATGTCGCGCCGGCAACGGAACGCTCGCCGCTGCGAAGGCGCTCGGATGGAAAGAGATCACGATCGTCCGATCGCCGCTCGCCGGCGCGGAGGCGACGGCCTACGCGATCGCGGACAACCGAAGCGCGGAGCTCGCAGAGTGGGACGACGATGTCCTCGCGCAGACGCTCGCCGCGCTCCAGATCGAGGACGAGGAACTCGCGTCGGCGACTGGATTCGATGCGAGGGAGATCGAGGCGCTCACCGCACCGGATGAAGTCGTCGAGGACGAGGTGCCCGAGCCGCCGTCCGACCCGATCACGAAGCCGGGAGACCTGTGGATTCTCGGCGAGCATCGGCTGCTTTGCGGCGACTCGACGAAGGCCGAGGATGTGGATCGACTATTGAATAAAAACAAGGTCGCGCTGATCATGGCTGATCCTCCGTACTACATGAAGGTCGATGCCGACTGGGACAACGACTTCGATGGCTACGAAGGATTCCTAGACTTCCTGCGAAGGACTTTCGGAATCTGGGCACCGACGATTCTTGATCGTGGAACCGCTTGTTGGTGGTGCGCTCCAGACTTCGCTTGGCACATCGAGGGACTTCTGCGCGAGCACTTTGCGATATTGAACCACTTGGTGTGGTGGAAGGGCACCGACCTTGGCAGCAAGCAGTCGATCGAGGAGATGCGTAGGTGGAGGCCGAGGAGCGAACGCCTACTCATCTGCGAGAAGCAGCATTCTCCAGATGCGCTGCTTGCGTCGTTCAATGCAAAGACGGCGCATATAGCCTCGCGTGTCGCATACGCAAGCATCATCGAACGGCTTGCCGGATGGCAGAAGGAAGCCGATCTTTCAATGAAGGACATCGACAGAGTCCTCGGAAAGAAAGGCATGGCCGGCCACTACTTTACGAAGTCACAATGGGCGCTCCCGACACGCGAGGCTTGGGACAAGATGCGTCCGCTGTTTCAGTCGAGAGGTGTCGACATCGGCGAATGGGACGCGCAGCGCGCAGAGTTCGACGCGCAGCGCGCAGAGTTCGACGCGCAGCGCGCAGAGTTCGACGCGCAGCAGGGCGCGAACTTCACGGATGTATGGCAGATGACCGCACCAAAGGGAGAGGATCGGCATGGGCATCCGACTCCAAAACCTGTGGAGATGATCTCGCGGCTTATCTCGGCGCATTCGAGGACGGACGATCTAATAGCAGACCCGTTCCTCGGCAGCGGCACGACCCTTATTGCCGCCGAGCAACTGGGCCGCAAGTGCTACGGGATGGAGATCAGTCCCGCGTACTGCGATGTCATCGTGAAGCGGTGGGAGACGCTGACCGGGAAGAAGGCAACCCGTGGGTAGGCCGAGAGCGGAGATCAACCTTCCTCTCGTCCAGTCGCTCGCTCGCATCGGATGCACTTGGGACGAGATCGCAGCCGTCACCGGGATCTCTCGCGCGACGCTCGCGCGACGATGCAAGAAGATCATTCAGGACGGACATGAGGAGATGCGGACTTCGCTGCGACGCTGGCAGTACCTCAAGGCGAAGGACGGCAATGTCGCCATGCTCATCTGGCTCGGCAAGCAGTACCTCGGCCAGAAGGACAAGATCGACGAGACGCGCCGCGAGGAGGTCGTCACGATCGAGCGCATCGAGCCGAAGATCGCGCTCGCGGATGCCGGATGAAGGTGAAGATCCCGAGCCTTGAGTCTGTGCTTCATCCGTCGCAGCGCGAGGTATACCGAAGCCTCGCGCGGTTCTCGATCCTCGAGATCGGACGGCGTTGGGGGAAGACGACATTCGGGATCCAGCTCGGGATCGAAAATGCCATCCTTGCGAAGAAGTGTGGCTGGTTCGCTCCCTCGTACAAGTATCTCGCGAATCCGGTCCGATCCTTCGAGCGAGCGCTCAAGCCGCTCATCCTGCGGCATGATCGCGTTGAGAAGCGGATGGAGTTCCGCACAGGAGGAGAGCTCGACTTCTGGTCGCTCGAGGACAGCGACGCCGGCCGCGGACGGGACTACGATCTTCTCGTCGTCGACGAGGCTGGCTTTGTGCCGAATCTGCTCGACTGGTGGAGGAATGCCGCGCGAGCGACGCTCGCGGACAGGCGCGGCCGAGCGCTTTTCCTTGGTACTCCGAAAGGTACCGGAGACTTCCATCGGCTCTATCTCGAGGCAGAAGGCGACACCTCGGGACAATGGCGAGCATTCCGGATCGGCTCTGCGAAGAATCCGCATCTCCCGGCCGACGAGATTGAGGCAGCTCGAGCAGCGCTTCCCCCAGAGGTCTTCGCGCAGGAGTTCGAGGGAATCCCGGCTGAGGATGGCGGGAATCCGTTCGGCCTCGACGCGATCCGATCTTGTCTCGCGCCGATGTCTTCTGCTCCTCCGGAGTGCTGGGGAGTCGACCTAGCGAAGTCGCAGGACTTTACGGTAGCCGCTGCGCTCGACGCCGAGGGGCGCGTCTGCCGGCTCGAGCGATGGCAGTCGCCGTGGAATGTCACGCGCGAGCGCCTCGCGCGGATGATCGGAGACAAGCCGGCGCAGATCGACTCGACGGGTGTCGGGGATCCGATCGTCGAGGATCTCCGCAAGGTCTGCCGTCGCGTCGATGGATTCAAGTTTACGAGCCAGAGCAAGCAGCAGCTCATGGAGGGCTTGCAGATCGCGATCTCGACGGCAGAGATCCGGTTCCCTGACGGATGGCTCCGGAGTGAACTCGAGGCGTTCGGCTTCCGATACTCAGGAAGGACCGTCTCCTACGAAGCGACGGTCGGTCACGACGACGGCGTCTGCGCTCTCGCGCTCGCCGTCCTCGCGCGTCGCGCTCGCCGGCCGCTTCTGGTGAAAGTCATATGAAGAACCTACTCGCACGGATCAAGGCGGCTTTCACGAATGAGCGATGGATGCAGTCGACGATGACGGTCCTCCGTGGATCGGACACGAAGCGCCCTCCGTTCGTGATGTCGTCCGCAGTCGCGGCCTATAGGTCGTGGATCTATGCGGCGGCGAATCTCAACGCCGTCGCCGTCGCATCGCAGCCGCTTCGGCTCTATGTGAAGTCGAAGAGTGCCGGCACGAAGCTCTGGAACACTCGCGCGGCCAAGCGCCGCGTAAAGGCGTATCTCGCAGGAGACCTCGAGCAGATCCCGAGCCGATACGCGCTCAGAAAGGCTGCGGAGTACGGCGACGACTACGAGGTCGTCGAGGACGCGCATCCGATCCTTACGCTGCTCTCGAAGGTCAACCCGTACCAGAACGGCTTCGATGCTGCGGTCCTTCGCACTCTGTACGGCGAGCTCACAGGTAACGCTTATCTCCATCCGGTGATCGACCAGAAGCTCGGGATCCCGGTCGAGCTTTGGACGATGCCGTCCCAGTATGTCGAGATCATGCCGGGACAAGAGCCGGGAGATCCGTTCGTCAAGGGCTACCGCTACGGATCCTCGGAAGAGCAGAAGCGCGTGAACCAGTTCGCTCCCGACGAAGTCATCCACTTCAAGCGTCCGAATCCAGCGGATGTCTACTACGGGATCGGCAAGGTCGAAGCGGCCTGGGGCGCGACGATGGCGAACGAGGCGCTCCATGAGATGGATCACGCCTTCTTCCAGAACAAGGCGCGCCCGGACTATCTCCTCGTCGTGAAGTCTCCGGCGCACGATGACGAGCTCGAGCGCCTCGAGATCTCGATCGACGAGAAGCTCCGCGGCACGAAGCGGACCGGGCGCTTCCTCACGACGACGGCGGATGTCGACCTCAAGCCTCTGTCGTTCCCTCCGAAGGATCTCGCCGGCCGCGAGCAGATCGTCGAGGAGATCGCCGCGGTCTTCGGCGTCCCGGTGTCGATGCTGAAGGCAAACGATCCGAACCTCGCGAGCGCGACGGTCGGCTTCGCGTCATGGAAGCAGACGACGATCCTGCCGCTCCTTCGCATGGACGAGGAGACGCTGAACCAGAATCTCCTCCCGCTCTTCGGCATCGAGGACGACGCCTTCCTCGCGTATGACAATCCCGTCTCCGAGGATGAGCGCTTCGCATTCGAGAAGATGCGCTCTATGGTGGCCGGCGGGATCATGACCGCAAACGAGGCCCGTATGCGCGAGGGCCTCGAGGCCGTCGAGGATCCGATGGCGGACGCGCTTCTCGTCAACGGCCAGCCGCTCGGCGGTCCTGCGCCGGCAGCGCCGCTCGGCCTCGCTTCGGTAGGAGATACACAGAACGCAGCGCTCACCTTTGAGCCGATGCCAGAAGCTCCCCTCCCGCATCCGGAGCGCAAGGACGCGCTCTCGGACTGCGTTTCAGGGAAGGTCGGTACGCTGATCGCTGAGGGCTATCCGCAGGATCAGGCCGTCGCGATCGCGTACTCCATGTGCAGCGAGGGCAAGTCTGCGAGCGAGGCTGCTATGTCGCTCGGACTCGGCGCGAAGGCCGTCGACGCGGACGATCTCGAGACGAAGGCGCTCGGCGACATCGACACACGACCGCCGCAGGGCGTCGCGGACAACGCGCGGCGAGCGCTCGAGGTCCGCGCACGGAAGCCCGAGTCCGAGCGCGGCATGACCGCTGTCGGCATTGCTCGAGCTCGCGACCTCGCGAACCGCGTCTCCCTCTCCGAGGACACGATCCGCCGGATGCTCGCGTACTTCGAGCGGCACGAGGTCGACAAGCAGGGCAGCACCTGGGACGAGCAGGGCAAAGGCTGGCAGGCATGGAACGGCTGGGGCGGCGACGACGGCTGGGCATGGGCGCGCCGCAAGGTCGAGGAGTTTGACCGAGAGCGCGAGCGGAACACTGAGCGCAAGAAGAAATCCTGTAGATGCTGCGAGAAGAACGGCGGAGGAGATCCGCCGGCCAAGCCGTCAGAGCGCATCTCCGGCAGCGATCGCAACCCTGAGGGATCGGCGAGCGGATCGCGCGGAGGCATCGAGATCAGCGAGGCGACGGAGGAAGCGCTGCGATTGAAGGTCGACGAGCACAACGCGGAGCACGGAGAGCATCGCGGCATGAAGATCGACCTCGGGATGCTGAAGGCGGTCTACCGTCGCGGAGCCGGAGCCTTCTCGACGAGCCATCGGACCGGCGTCGGCCGCGAGCAGTGGGCGCTTGCTCGCGTGAACGCCTTCCTCTATCTCGTCCGCAACGGAAAGCCAGAGGACGCGGATTACACGACGGACTTCGATCTCCTCCCAGAGGGACATCCAAAGAAGTCAGACGCGAAGCGGCTTAGCCTCGAAGCGATCTGGAGGAAGGCTATCGAGTCCGATGAGATCGAGACGCCTTGGATCCTGACGAAGGCATCAGAGCGCGACGCCGCGCGAGAGTTTGACAAGATCACGAAGCAGGAGGACGAGATCGGATCATCCGTCGCGCGGATCTTCGACCGGCAAGTTCGAGCCGTCATCGAGAAGATCCGGTCTGCTCAGCTCCCAACGGCGGATCTCGTCGCGGAAGTCGAGACGCTCCTCGCATCGAAGCGATGGAACACGGCCGTCGTCGACGCTCTCCGTCCGTATCTTGAGGATGCGCTGAACGCCGGAATCGGAGTCGGGAGGCAGACTCTCGAGAAGCTCTCCGCGCTCCCGGTGACTTTTGACAAGCGAGGCGACGACCTTCGCGCGTATGCGCGGACAGAGTCGATCCGGCTGGCGAGCCGTGCCGCAAACGCAGTCAACGGATACACGGCGGTCCGATTCCGCGAGATCCTCGGAGACGGAGTCGCGAATGGAGAGACGATCCCACAGCTCGCGGACCGCGTGAAGGAGTGGGCGCAGGCCGAAGGCGACGCGGAGCGGCAGACGAAGCGTCGCGCCTTGACGATCGCAAGGACCGAGGCGCAGCGAGCGAGCCGGCGAGCCGAGGTCGAGGCATGGAAGGCATCCGGAGTCGTCACGGGGAAAACTTGGCTTCTCGCGCCGGATCCGTGCCAGTTCTGCGAGGCGGCGTCGGATGCGTTCTCGAAGAACGCCGTCGGCATCGACGACAGCTTCTACGCGCAGGGAAGCGAGATCCAAGGGAAGGACGGCGGAACAATGGTCGCGGACTATGAGTCCATCGACGGTCCTCCGCTCCATCCGAACTGCCGATGCTCTCTCCAGCCGAGGCTCGACGATGAGCTCGAGGAGATCCTCAAGGAGGGAGAGGCGGAGCTCGAGCAGGCGATCGCAGAGCAGGAGGCCGTAGCGATCGCTGCTAATCCGGAGGAGTTCGCACGGAACGAGGCCGCGGCGCGGCGCATCATGGAGGGAAGATGAACACGATCCAGCGCAAGGCGCTCTCTGCGGAACTGTCGTCGACTGCGAAGGGTTTCACGGCCGTCATCACGGCCGAGACTCTCGATCGCGATGGAGAGGTCCTTATCCCGGCCGGCATGAACTCGAAGGAGTTCGAGCAGAACCCGACGCTCTTCTGGAATCATGACTACGCAGAGCCAGTCGGGACGACGACCAAGCTCATCCGAGAGGCGAAGTCGATCTCCGCGGAGTTCGTCTTCGCGAAGCGACCGGAGGGATACTCTGGCGAGTTCTTCCCCGAGGTCGCTGCCGCGCTTGTCGGGCAAGGCATCGTCCGAGCGGTGTCGGTCGGATATGTACCGGAGGACGGCGGCGTCCGCAGAGCGAACGATGTCGACCGTAAGAAGTACGGCGACAGCGTGAAGACGATCTATTCGCGATGGAAGCTCCTCGAGGTCTCCCTCGCTCCGCTTCAGGCGAATCCGGCAGCGCTCATCACGGCTGTCAAGAAGGGAATCGTCTCGCCTGCCGGCGCAAAGCGCTGGTTTGGAGTCGAAGCGCCATCGAGGACGGTCGTCTCGATCTCGATCCCTGCGCCCTCATGCACGAAGGCTGCGCAGTCGATGGAAGTCTCCGAGGCCGTCGCGCGTGAGATCGCTCGCGCTCGAGGCCGCATCTTCCTCTGATCCTGCGGTCACCCTTACGGCTTGGGTCTGAAAGGTTTCCTCGAAGTACGAGGCGGATGTTATTCGCTTGGAGAACAGCATGAAGACGATGAATCTCGATCAGTTCAAGTCGGCCCTCGAGAAGGCCGGCCGCGTCAAGGGAGCCGACGGCGTCGCGCTCCAGAAGAAGCTCATCCTCGAGAACTACATGATCACCGACGCCGAAGGCGTGATGGTCGATCCGGACTCGCTCGATGTCACGATCTCGGCCGCGCAGGCGGAGCCGATGGAGGACAGCATGAAGGAAGAGATGCAGAAGTCGATCCGTCGCGAGGTCGCGGCGCGTCTCGACGCGATGCCGCGCGGCCTCTCGGCTGTCGCGAATCTCGACGAGCGCCCTTGGGAGCGTGTCTTCGCGCCGGCGAACAAGGTGAAGAGCTTCTCCTCGAAGGAGATGGCTTGGAAGTTCGGCACTTGGTGCATGGCGACCATGGGTCACGCGAAGAGCGTCGAGAAGTGCAAGCAGCACGGGATCCAGATCAAGGCGCATGTCGAAGGCGTGAACAGCCTCGGCGGCTTCCTTGTGCCTGACGAGATGGCTGCGGAGCTCATCACTCTCCGCGAGCAGTACGGCGTGTTCCGTCGCAACGCGAAGGTCTACCGTATGGCTGCGGATACGCTCCGCATCCCGCGCAAGAACACCGGACTCACCGCGTACTGGGTCGGAGAGGCAGTCGCCGGCACCGAGTCGACGATGGGCTTCGACTCCGTGCAGCTTGTCGCGCACAAGCTGACCGCGCTCACGACCGTCTCGAACGAGCTCCTCGAGGACTCTGTGATCGACCTCGCGAGCGATGTCGCGAATGAGATCGCGTACCAGTTCGCGTACAAGGAGGACGACGCCGGCTTCAACGGAGACGGCACGTCGACCTACGGCGGCATCGTCGGACTCGCGAACGCGCTCACCGACACGACCTATCAGATCAGCGACTCCGGTCAGGCGAGTTACGGCGCGATCACCGCGGCGAATGTCGGCACCGCGATCGGTCTGCTCCCGGCTTGGGCCGGCCAGCGGTCGAACATCAAGATCTTCTGCAACAAGTCGACCTATCACGCTGTCTTCGAGCGCCTCGCGCTCGCAGCCGGCGGCGCGACTGCGACAGAGGTCTCGGGCGGTCTCCGGGAGCCTCGCTTCTTCGGATACCCCGTCGAGTTCTCGCAGGCGATCGCGTACACGCCTTCGACCGGAGACTCTGTGGTCGCGTACATCGGCGACCTCGCGCAGGCTTGCTACCTCGGAGATCGTCGCGCGACCGCGATCGCGTTCTCCGATTCGGCTCTGAATGCCTTCGAGCAGGACGAGCGTGTCGTTCGCGGTACCGAGCGCGTCGACATCGTCTGCGCGAACGTCGGCGGCTCGGCTGCGACTGGCGGCGTCATCAAGTTCCGTCTCTGATCCGAAAGGGGATTCTCACCATGCGACACAATTACAAGATTCTTTCCGTGGCCGGCGCTGCAACCGCAGCCGGCACCCTGACGGCGGAGTTCGATACCAAGGGCTTCGCCTACGCTTCGATCGCGTTTGTCGACGGCACCGCTCCGACGACTCATACGATCGCGACGGTCGTCACGGCAAACGTCGTGCAGCACTCGGATACGAGCGGCAGCGGTCATTCCAATATCACGGGGTACGTCAGCGGTACAGATTTCACGGTCACGACGACCGCGATCTCGACCGCTGTCGCGAAGATCGTCTACAACGTCGATCTCCGCGGCAAGAAGCGCTACCTCAAGGTCACCGCGAGTCCGCATGGCGCGATGACGACCGGCGCGATCGTTTGCACTCTGACGAATCCGGCCGATGGATGCGTCACCGCGGCAGAGGTGAACAGCGCGATCGTCGTGAACGGCCAGAGCTAATCGGAAGGCTCCCATCTTCCTCTTCGGGGCCGGAGCGGCTTGTCCGCTCCGGCCCTTGCCTTTACGATCCCGGCACTCTCGAAAGGAGATCGCATGGAAGCGAAGAGGAAGGAACTCGACATCGGTGGGAATCTCATGGAGATCAGGACGGACGACGCCGTTCAGCATCTCCGCACGATCGGCGAGCAGATCGAGGACGGAGGAATCCTGTCTCTCTGGGTCCGTGATCTAGACTCGGCTCTCGAGGCATACAAGCGAGGCGAGCCGAACACCGAAGAGCTCATCATCGGAGACGGCGCTCGCTCGGTCTGGAATCGCGAGAAGCTCTCGAGGACTCTGAACTATGCAGGCTTCGAGGTCATCGGAGGCCGCTCTGGGCTGCGATGGATCGAGGATGGAAAGATCGAAGTCAAGGCGAAGAAGTGCGGACGGCCGGCACCGAAGACGCCGATGAAGGAGATCCATGCCGTCCTTTCCCTCCCTCGAATCTGCTGGACAGACACTCAGGGACAGCTCCACCAAGCCGCAGCGCGTCTCGGCTTCGATGTCACGCGAGGGACCGGAGTATTCTGGGGTCAAGTCCTCGAGCGCATGATGGAGCAGGTCTGCCGGCTCGACGGCGTGAAGTACATACTCACCGTCGACTACGATTCCATCTTCGACGCGGAGGACATCATCCGCCTCTGGCAGGTGATGGAGACGAATCCGGACGTCGCGGCACTCTGTCCGCTGCAAGTCGGACGGGACAAGGATCTCTGCCTTCTGTCCGTCCTCGCACCGGATGGATCCATCGCGCAGAGAGTCGACGCGGACGCATTCCATACGGACGCGATGACCGTGAACACGGGACACTTCGGACTCACCCTGATCCGCGTCGACGCTATCCGAGCGCTTCCGAAGCCTTGGTTCCTCGGAGTCCCGAACAGGGACGGAGAATGGGCGGACGGTCGCGTCGACGACGATATCCACTTCTGGTACCGGATGCGAGACGCGAAGCTCCGCGTCTGCGTCTGTCCGAAGGTCCGGATCGGCCATCTCCAGAACATCGTTACATGGCCGGGAGAGGATCTTCGGACGATCCATCAGTACCTCACGCGGTTCCATGATGACGGGAGGCCGGCGGAATGCATGACCTTCTAGAGATCCTCCGGAATTGCGCGATCCACGATCCCGGCTCGGGCCGGCGCGATCTTCGACCGGGAGCGATCGTCAACGTCGAGCCGAATCTCGCAGCGATCCTCATCGCGAAGGGATACGCGCGGCACGTCGTTCCGCCAGCGCCGCTCTTCGTGCGTTCTACCGATCCTCCGAAGAAGCCGAAGAAGGAGTCAAGGAGAGCCGATGGCCGTCGCGACGAACAGCCTCATCACCCTCACAACGCTCAAGAATCATCTCGGGATCACGGCGACGACGGACGACACGATCCTCGAGGCAGCGATCGACCGGGCTAGCGCGTTCGTGCAGCGCTACACGAACAGGAACTTCGTCTCGCAGCGTTACTACGAGTGGAAGGACACCTACGGCGCTGATCGCGTCGTCGTGAAGCATAATCCGCTCTCAAACATCAGGTTCATCGGAGTAGGAGGAGACAATGTCCTCTCCGTTACTTCGACTGTGTCGACGGACTGCGCGGTCACGATCTCCGTGAACGATGTCCATGTTCATCTATTCCGGGTCTCGTCGACTGGACAGGAGACCTCGACGACGATCACATTCGCGAGCCATGACACGACGCAGGAACTCGCGACGCAGATCAGCGCGGCGACGGGATTCTCCGCGACGGCGCTCCTGAACGTGAAGAGCCAGTATCTCCGCAAGCTCGCAGGTCGCGATCTGAAGAACCAGTCCGTCCTCCTCGAGGCTCCGACCGAAGGACTCGAGGACTACGCGGTCGACTATGATCGCGGAATCATCTACGGGGCGACGCTGCGCCGCTATCAGGGCTTCCTCATCGACTATACGGGCGGATACGATTCGATCCCGTACGATCTCCAGCAAGCGACGATCGAGCTCGCTTCGCGTAGTTACCTCGGCAGGAAGCGCGATCCCGGCCTCGCAAGCGAAAGCCTCGGAGGCTACTCATACTCGCAGCGATCCGTCTCGGAACTCGACGCGGCGACGAAGTCGCTCCTCGATAACTACAGGAAGCTCCGATGAGCATCGACAGCCTGATCGACACCTTCGGCACGACGCTCTATCTCTTCGTTCCGACGTATCAGACGACGAGCGACGGCAGCGTCTCGCGTACATACGCGAGGAGCGCAACGGCGACGGGATTCATCCAACCGACGAGCCAGTCGCAGGTCGTCGGCCTCGACCGAATGGAAGGCAGAACGAGCGGAGTCATCTACTTCAAGCCGGGAACGACTGGCGGCGTCGCGGTCGACTGGGAGATACAGACCGCGGAGTTGCCGGCGTATCGCCGGTTTGTCGTGACGGGCGTCACCAATCCAGGAGAACTTGCGACGACTGGCGCGGCGTCTCGCCTGAACATGACGATCGTCGATGTCGTCGAGTTGACGGAGGTCGCTGCATGAATCCCAAGGTGAACCTCGAGACCGACAAGGTCCTCAAAGCCATGCAGGACGCAGCGCGACAAGCGCTCGCCGCATCGCTTGTGGTATCGGGAAAGAGGCTGCGACGGACGCTCTCGCAGCCGGGACGCGGAAAGGTCTATCGGATCGGACAAGGTTCCGCGAAGGGTCGGAACGTCCGCGAGCGCGGATACCATCGCGCAAGTGCTCCCGGACAGCCACCGGCCGTGAATACAAATAGGCTTCGCGCAAGCTGGTCCGTCGAAAAGGTCGGAGCCTCTGGAGACTCGTTCGCAAAGATCGAGGTGTCCGCGACGAGAGCCGTTCTTTCGTTCGGCTCGAATGTCCCTTACGCTGCGCCGCTTGAGTACGGGACGCGATTCGTAAAGAAGCGCCCATACATCGCGACGACGCTTCCCGTGCTACAGAAGGAACTCCCGCGCGTGTTTCAGATCGTATACGCGAGGGCTTTCCGATGAGCAAGGCGATCCTCGACGCGCTGAAGTCTCGCCTCTACGGGACGACGGCGCTGACGAACATCTTCGGTACGGCGATCTACCTCGAGCAGGGACCGGTCGGAGACAATGCTCCGATCCTCGTATATCGCTCGACCGGGATGCGAACGACGCCGATGTTTGGAGGCGTCGTGCGCTGCGAGTTGGATCTTGAGTTCCGGATGAATCTCGGAAACTCCGGCGACTCTGCCGGCCACACTGCGGCCGCTGCTCTCCAGACTGCGCTCTCGACTCCTCTGACGAGCGTGACTGGATTCGATCGCGTTCGGCTGATCCAGACGCAGAGCGCGGTGCCTTCATTCGAGGACGATTCTTGGACGATGGTAGAAACGTACCGCGCAGTCGCGCACGACACCTAAGGAGCCAGCATGGCGATCGACACATACATCGTCGGGAACGACGGCAACTTCTCGTACACGATCAACTCGAGCGCACAGTCCCTCTTCAAGGTGCAGAGCTTCGCGGCGACTATCTCGCGCGTCGTGACGGATCAGACTGGCTTCGGCGACACCGGACGCCGCAAGCGCCTCGGGATGCTCGACCTCACCGGAACGCTAAACGCGACGGTCGGAGTCGACTCGACGGCCGGCACGACGAGCAGCTCGACGGCGCTCATCATGATGAGCTCGCAGGACACGACTTCGACGCGGCCGGCCGTGAGCCTGACTCTCTACGATGGCACGGGAACCAGCGACGCGAAGATCACCGGAAACTGCATCTTCTCCTCGTTCGCGTTCAACTCGAGCAAGGCCGGAGATTCGACCGTCACTGTGAACTTCGAGAACGCGGACGGCACCGCTCCCGTCGTGACTTGGCTGCTCTGATCCGATGTCGTTCGCTAGCGCTGCTGAGGTGATGGGACTATTTGGTCCGAGCGAATCGGACTGGGTTGTCACGCTGATCCGGAAGGACGGCGGCGTCGTGACTCGTCGCATCGCGCCTGGACGGATCTCCGAGGAGATGGCCGTCCGTGCAGCGATGAACGCCTCGGAGGTCATGCTCTCCAATCTCGAGGCGTTTACGATTCGGAGAGCGTCAGACCGGAGCCTCGAGGAGAACGGCGACCAGTTCCTCGCGGAGCTCTGGAAGAAGAAGAGGAATCCATGATCGTCACTTCGTTCACTGTAGAGGAAGGAGGCCGGGAGTTCCGCTTTCGGCCGTTGACTGTACGCGAGCGGATGGGCCTCGTCTCTGCGCATGTCGAGCGCGAGAAGGCGAACGCGCTCGCGATCGTCAAGGCGACGGGAATCTCAGGGAAGGACGCTGCGACGTTTGTCGCTGAGGCTGTCGCGAACGCGCAGCGCGTATCGGCTCTGGTTCTCGACTGCTTCACGCTCGAGGGCGCGATAGCTGTCCTGAGGACTGCTGCGGAGCGATCCGACGATGTCGACGATCTTGCAGCGCTTGTCGAGCCGGGAAGGCTCTCAGTCTACGCGGCTCGATGCTTGAATATCGACACAACGCTACAGGAGAAGCCGGGAAACGGATGAGCGCCTCTGGGCCGTCGCAGCCGCTCAGGCCGCGCGACTTCCTCTCAGAGGCGCATCTCATCGCGCGGACCGCGCCGGGTCTCGGAAATCCTCTCGACCTTACGATCGCGGAGTTCGATTCTCATCTCGCTCTCGCCTGCTCCGGCGGCGAGGTCGATAGGAGACCTTGGCACCAGAGATACGTCGAGGACGCGACACGATGAACGCAGGCAAGATCGAGATCGCTGTCGAAGCGAACTACTCCGGACTTGAGCGACAGCTCAAGCAGACGGAGAGTGTCGCGCGTTCGGCCGGCTCCGACGCCGGAAAGTCGTTCGGATACTCGTTCTCCGACAAGTTCAATGAACAGGCGAAAGGCATCCTCGGGCAGCTTGCCGGTCCGATGATCGCGTCGCAAGTCGCAAGAGGTCTCGCGAAGGCGATCGCATCCGACAAGGGAATCGTCGACGGGACGAACGAAGTACTCAAGGCGATCCCATACGCTGGGGGATTTGTCGAGCTCGGGAACTCGCTCTTCGATCTGTTCTATGAGAATACCTTCGGAGCATCCGAGAAGGCTGCTCGCGACTATGCGAGACGTGCGGAGATCGCGTATCAGGAAGAACTGGACGCGGCCGCAAAGCTCGAGGAAGAGAAGGCAAAGGCGGCGCAGGAGAAGGCGAAGTCCGTCTCCGATCTGAGGAACCAACTCGCTGCGGCTGAGGCCGATAGGCGCATCCAACTCCTCGAGTCGACGGGAAGGAAAGAGCAGGCGATCGAGGCGAAGAAGGCGAAGGAAGTCGCAGCGCTCACCGAAGAGATGAATGCTCGAGTCGCTCAGGTGAAGACGGAAGACGAGAAGAAGCTGATCCGCGATCTCTATGAGACGAGGATCGCGACGGCGCAACAGACAGCGAACGACGAGATCGTTCAGGCTAGGATCCGCGCCGGAGAGCAGGCGAAGGCGAAGGCGGAGGCGGAAAGAAGCGAGCAGGAACGGCTGCGCGACGAGCAGGCTCGCAAGGAAGAAGAGGACTTCCGCAAGTCGCAGGAGCGATATGCGCAGCTCGAGGCGCTATCCGAAGACATGGCGCGAATCGAGGAAGAACGGATCCAGTCGCAAGCCGCAGGAATCACGTCGCAGCAGACGGCGGCAGGCTCTTTCCGCTTTGACGCATATCCTGACTCGATGAAGAAGAAGAATGACGAAGCATCGCTTCAGAAGCTCGACGCGATCCGGCAGACGATCGCAGAGAAGGCAGGGTTCATCTAATGGCTGTCGAATACATCGAGCTACAGGAGACGCGCGGATACAGCGAGAACGGCGGAAAGAAGACCGCGCAGCGGCTCTTTCGCGTCTGGGACGACGCTGCGCCGATCACGACTCCGGCAACCGTGCGCGGATATTTCGGATCGACGCTCCCAGATATCGGCGATCTCTTCCCCGGAGAGACGGTCGTCTATGCGGTCTCGTACGCGATCAAGTTCGTGCCAGACAGCCGCAACGTATGGGAGGTCTCGTTCTCATATGAGAACACGGAGCCGGGTCAGTACCTCCCGCAGGAAGTCGGATACACGCAGATCACGATCGACTATAGCGCGGAGTTCCGAGACTTCTGGAGGACTCAGCCGAACATCCCATCAAACGGAACGCAGACCGGAGCGGACTGCGGAGGAACGAAGATCGACAAGGCCGGCGAGCCTCTTTCGGTTCTCGTTCGCATGAGTGATATCACGATCACGGAGACGGTCGACGCTGCGAGCTTCCCGTCTCGGAGTCTGCTCATCCGTGCAGCTCGAGGCCGACGGAACCTCACGATCTTCCAAGGCGCTCCTATCGGGCAGGTCTACTACAAGGGCGCGACGGCGAATCGGATCGGCCTCGAGAAGTTCTCGATCGTCCACAAGTTCGCGCAGGACGAGCATTCACATATGCTCCAGTCTCCGAGACGGAATCAGACTGGGGCGGTGCAGATCGCGCCGGATCCGCAAGGCGTATATCGCGCGGAGTTCGTCGAGCTAGTACAGCCCTTCCCCGGCTTCGCAGACTTCAACCTCCTCTCGGAGAACTTCTGATGGCGAACGAGATCACCCTGAATCTGTCGCTCAAGGTCGCGAAAAGCTACCTTCAGCAGACGATGGCTCCCGGAACCGTGACGGCCGATCTGTCTGGAACGAACGCGACCGGAGGATCGCAGAACATCGGGACCTCTGCCGAAGCGATCGTCATGAACGACGTGACGACGGCTGGATATGCATTCTTCCGGAACCTCGGGCCGACGAATTACGTCGAGATCGGTACCGGAACCGGAACGAACTTCGCAGCATTCGCGAAGCTCAAGGCCGGAGAGCCGGCTGTGATTAGGCTCGGCACGTCGGCTCCTACGGCGAAGGCGAACAGCGCCGCGATCGACCTCCAGTACTTCATCCTCGCGGACTGATGACGCTTCCACGATTCACAGCCGGCGCGGTCGGGAACCTCGAGTTCTCGCACTTGAACGAAGCCTTTGAGCGCATCGAGGCGATGTCTGCGTCTCCAGAGGTCGCGAGCGCTGGGACTCGAGGCATCTTCTCTCGCGTGATTACGGTCAAGATCCTCGAGAGGCAAGGAGAACCTCCGTTTGAGACTGGATCGTTCGAGGAAGTGGCGCTAGCCACTCCTGCCGGCGGCGTCTATTTCCCGATCGCTGGAGGAGTCAAGTCAACGGACGGGACGAATCCATTCGCCGCTCCGATTGTCTCTCCCGTCTCTGCGCCGGATTCGATCGTCAACGTACTCGCCTGCGTCGCGAGGAACGGGAAGCTCTATTTCCGCGAGTTCACGCCACCGACGACCGAAGGCGACATGTACATCGTTCTGGGAGCGACAGTCCTGCAAGGATCGACCGCGACTCGGAGCGTCTTCAGTTACAGCCTCAAGCCGGCAGTCGTGAACGCGCAGGGACAGTGGACCGGCGTCGGAGATACCGCGATCGAGGGATTCAACGGCGCAGAGAATCCAGAGGACGAGATCGCCGCAGGCGTGAAGGTCATCGGCGTCGGCAGCAAGATCCCGCAGAATACCTACGCAGCGAGACAGCCTATCCGCGTCGGTACGGTCGTCGGGCCTGCGAAGATGCAAGGAGGACGCCTCGTCTTCTGCGTTCCGAATGGTTACGAGTTCCGCTGCTAGGAGATCACGATGGGACCGTCGAGCTACAATCCGAACAGCCTACAGACGCGGCAGTCGAGACGCATCGCGGCAGTGCTCGCGCGGACGACGGCTTCGGTCATCTACGAAGTCCCGGTCGGGAAGATCGCTCGAGTGACGAACGTCACGATCTGCAACACGTCGACGAGCCGCATGACGATCCGTCTTCATCACGTCGGGCCGGGAGAGAGCGCGGCCGCATCAAACGCGCTCTTCTACGATCTCGAGATGGCTGGGAATACGACGATCACAGACGACTCGATTCGGAGCCTTGTTCCGGGAGATCGGCTCTTCGCGCAAGCCTCGAGCGCAAGCTCCGTCGCGTTCCTCGTCTATGGGGACTTCGAGTGAGCCTCGACGCTGCCGTCCTCTCGACATGCTGCTGTGAGTGTTCGTGCGGGGTTCCTCCGAATCTCAAGAGCGCGTACGTCGTCGGGTGGCCGGGGATGACCTACCAATTCGGAAGAACGGCGCAACCGATCGGACCCGGCTGCGGGAACTGCGAGACTTCGAGCTTCGAATACAGCCTCGAGGTCGTTCCGCTCGACACTCCGATCCTCCAGAGAGTCGGAGGAGGATTCAACCTCTACCAGTCGACCTTCTTCCGCGTCAGAGTACGCGGCTCATATACGCGAACTTGCATACGCGCTGGCGCGATAAACCCTCCGAGCGGCACGGAGACGCAGACCGTCGACTTCAGGACGCAGACGGAAGCGAGGATCAAGGTCACGGCCGTCGGATGCATCCCGACATCTAGATGCGATGGCGTCGATGTCGGCCTCTGCTACTGGCTTCACGAATTGAGCGTCGCGAACTTTCCGATCGGTGCGAATCTCAGGTTCTCCGAAGGCATCTGCGGAAACGGAGGCTGCGACGGTCCGGGCAACGTCGGACAAGTCGACGAGGAGCAGACTCAACTTCACGGAGGCGACGGCGGTCTCCGATGGGTGACGCCATACGTCACGCTCGGGCAAGTGAATCAGGCTCTCGCCGGTCCCGGTGGCTTCCGAGGCTGCGACCATGAGCTTCTCGGTGTCTCTGGTCTCCCGTGCTATTACCCTCCGACGCTTGGAACCTTTGCGCCGCACTTCTACCGATACGATCCATCACAGCCATTCCTGCTAGACGCAGGAGACTACAACACGACGCGCTGCGGCGCTCCGATCGTCGCGACGCCTGCGGAGTACGATCTCGTCGCCGGATGCCTTGGGAGGCGCGAGCGTATCCCTCCGGGAGCTCCGGACGGATCCTGCTTCTATGAACGGTATTCTTCGCTCACCGCTCCCTGCTATAGCCTCTCATGAGCTGCTCGAATCTCAAGGAAGGACGATGCTCGCTCGGTCTCTATGGGGGAGAACCGAGCGCCGGCATCTGTCGGATATGCGAGCGCTACCAGGGACCTCCTCGAGGCGCTGGCGATCTCGTCCACACTGTCGCGGAGTTGACCGGGGTTTCAGCAGTCGTCAAGCGAATCGTCGGAGACGACTGCGGCTGCGCGAAGCGACGGGCCGCGCTGAACGCGGCGGTCCCGTTCTCCGATGAACGGAAACAGGAGTAGCGATGGCCCTTACCTACGATGGCACGAACGGACTCTTCACGCGCCTCGGCGCTCTGATCTACATGGCGGACGCCGTGCGGACTCATCAGGCGAACCTGAAGACGCTGCTCGCCAACGTGCAGGCCGAGTACAGCTCCACCGATGCCTACATGATCGACGTGCTATCCGGCTCGATCGAGCAGTCGATCCGAGAGGCCGGCGGCGTTCTGAGCACGGTCAAGGCTGCGGCAGAGAAGACGCTCATCGAGATGACTTTCGCGGAAGCGAATCTCTCGAGCGCGACAAACACGATGACGCGGAAGGACTTGACCGAGGCGCTGATCTGGCTCATCCGGCAGATGGACGCGGACTCCGAGACGGTCGACGGCCAGACCGTGAACAAGTCCGCGCTCGCAGTTGGAGCGAGTAACAACGGAAACGGCAAGTTCCTCTACAGCTTCACGGCACCGAACATCCTGCTCGGATCTACGAACGAGTGGCCTAACATTCGGAGTGAGGTCCTCGAGGTGCGCTGCATCGAGGACGGCTCGAGCGGATCGCTCTCTCGAGGGAGCGAGGTCTTCCAAGTACGAGGACAGCCCTCCTATCCGAATCTGGATTACCGATGGCCGGCAGGATCCGGGACGAATCTGCAACTCGTCTCGACGTGCGCGAGCGTCGACAACGGATTCCCTGGACAGAACATCCTCCACAATTCAGATCTTGAGGACCAGACCTCGAACGTGCCGGATCGCTTCACAGTCTCGAGCGGCACGGCCGGAACGGACTTCCTCACGGAGACGACGGCAGCGAACGTCTATCGCGGATCGAGTTCGATCAAGATGGCAGCGACCGGAGCGACGTTCAAGATCCGGCAGCAGCTCGCGGACTTCAGCGGAACGCTCGGCCGGCTGACGGCGGATCGCTCCTACGTCATCGCCGTCGCGATGAAGAAGGACGCCGGCGCGACTGGTACTTTCCGGATCTCCGTGCAGGACGCGAGCGGAAACATCATCGACTCCGGAAACTTCTACTTCTCGACGACGATCGCGGCGTTGACTACGAGCTTCGACATCTACTCGACGACGCTCCGCGCTCCTCGCGTCGTTCCGAGCGAGTGCTATCTTGTGATCGAGACGACCGTCGCCGTCGCGACTGCGGCTGCGTACTTCGACGAGGTCATCCTTGCCGAGATGATGCCGATCGCTCCCGGAGGACAGGCGATCTCGATCATCGTCGGCTCGAGCAACTGGGCGGCGGACGACTTCGCTCGGTACTACTTCACGAACAACGGAGACGGATATACGACCGGCAAGTTCGTGCGAGCCTTCGACCGTCTCTTCGATATGTACGGGAAGGGTCTCAGTCTTCCGCAGAACTACG